TCGTAGAGATGCTAAATCGTAAATTCGGTTATGATATGGTAGCTAAGTCAAAAGTTGTTGGCAGTATGGAGACTGAGTCCTTTGATAACTTTGATGCTTTCTTTGCCGATCAAGGACAACGCCGTTTCGACAATGGTTGGCGCTTCCTAACTTTCACCCAAGAATTGAAAAATCGCTTCATCAATCATGGTTACCATGCAAACTCAATCCACGAGTTCCAAGGCGCCTCCGATCGACGCACAGCAGTCATAGTAACCAATGATTTAGATCAGAATTTCCTCGATGATCTAGGATACTTCATCGTTGGTTATTCACGCAGCACCGAAAAACTCTTGATTTGTAAAGTCATCGTCGCGGATGGCGTCGAATTCCGGCAAATCAAGGTCGGTAACATCGACCTCGAGGCTCTAACCGACCTCTTCAGCCCTGTAGCCTGCATAATGGCGACGCCAGTCGAGCGCATCGTCGAGTTACCTTTTGGCGACCGCAACGTCAGCTTTAATGTCAATTTTTCAATGAGTGATATCGCTGACGTATTTGACAGTTATTGGTATGCGGCGCACCCATACACACATCACATCCGTTCAGTTTACAAGACGCGTGTCCCGACGAGCGCCGAGGAGATTCGCATTCGGCCACAACTCATAACCGAGATCGAGAATGAGATTGACGTCGCTAGCTTCGGGGATTATTGTTATCTAGCCGACCAGAACGGTGCGTCTGCACTGGCAATGATCGAAACCTTCATAACGCGAAATGGTGGTGCACGCATTCTCATCGAAAGGGGTCGCGCTATGCAAATCGCACACGTGGTTGTCAATCGAACACGTAAACGCTTGTTCTCGACAGACATCACTCCGTTGAGCCTTGATGAGTTGTCGCTCGGCTTTGAGCGATTCGTGCGAAAAACATTAGAGCGGGGTAAATCTGCGCATTACATCAATGCTGAATTAACGAACATCGGGCGGCTAGAAGCATTTATGAAGACCCAGCTAAAGTCTAAGTGGGAAGCCACCCGCGAGAATTTTGAATCGATGTACGAGTTTGCTCAATCAGACGTCTTTGGCATGGCGATGGAAGGGAAGGCTGGTCAAGGTGTTATCGGGTGGAGCAAAGCCTTATGTTTCGTGTTTGCATCCTGGATCAATGCAATTGAACAAAGATATCTAAAAGAGTTGAAACCGTGGGTCGTCTACGCGACACAGCTCAGCGAGAGTGAAACGGTTGGGAAGATCAATCACATATTGCGCGTCTACAAGAAATGTATACTGGTAAAAGGGGATGATGTTGCGATCGTTTACACGGATGAGAATGGCCGGATGCGCGCGATCACTTGGGATGCTTCAAAATTCGATTCAACGCAAGCGTCAGCCGTCATGAGCGCTCAAGCACTGGTAATGAGTAGATACGGCATGCCCTCAAAACTCGTTGGCTACTACTACAATTTCATGGAAGATAATCATATCCGTAGTCTTGGTCGTGTGCTCGAGATGACGCTGCATTTCTGCCGTCATAGTGGTGGCTACGAAACACTCTGGGGCAACACAAATCACAGTCTTAATATGATCGCCCTGTGCATTGACATCGATGAGGCTGGTGATTGGCGAAAAGCACGCTTCGATAAGCAAGGCTTACGGATGATGAAAGCAGCGCTTGGAGCTGAATTGAAGGTGAAAGAAGGTGACATTGGTGATTTCATCGGATATATCATTCAAGATTATAGCCTGCGCCCTGATATTTTCCGCCTCGCCGCTAAGGTGATTGGACGACGTTTTAGTCTCGGCTCAGACGTTAGCGCCGCGCAACGCGAAAATTACTTCGCCGATTATCCTGAGTTGAGGAATGCCCGTCAAGCCGGCATGCTTTCATTATATCACAACGTCGCCGAATACCAGAACGCTGTCTTCGATCGATTAAGCACAATTCGTACTGAAGATGATCGAGTCAAAACCATTCGTGCGAACGCCAGCTACTACATGCCGAATGTCGCCGCACAAGAAGCGCACGCGAAAGTCGGACTCATTCTCGACGCGCTCGCTACGTTCGCGCAAAGGCGTTATACTTCGATATATTACAATGAATTGCGTCGACGGATCAAACGCATGCACTTCCTCCCGATTGAGAACGCAGCTGACGGTGGTGACCAATCGCATATCATCATGGACAACGAATCCGCGGGACGCGTCATCGAGGATCTCAGGATGATAGACCGAGTCGTGCGCCCAGTTGAAGAATACAATTACGTCGTTGACGACGGTTGGCGATTTACCTTAAAAGAACGAATCGTACGCGCGGCTGAGGCTGTTATCCGCCCCTTTTGGCTGAGGTTGCTCGATGCCGTTGACGCACGCATTCGTCGTTCGCGTTTCGCGACGAAACTTTGGTGGCTAACCTGGCTGATCAACAAAGTCCGACCAAAACAAGATGACGCCGCACTCGAACCTGTCGCATACGATGATGAAGATGAAGAGTCAAATCAAGGCGACGCGAACATCAACCAAGCGTTGAACGTCGAAGAAGAAGATGTCGCTGGCAATGCGGCGCTTGAGGCGGCCATTGGCATCGTCGATTACTATGAAGCGACTGAGGCGCGAGTCAACAATTGCCTTAAAGCTGACCCTAACTGCACTAAAATCTTTGCAGATTTCCGTGGCGTTAAAAAATACGAGAGTGGCGCTGCCTATAAACTTTTGGATTGCCTAACAGAAGAACAAGAAGAATTGTTTGCATTGGAAGGAAATGCTGTAACTGTCTGTGACATAGGTTGTGGACCTGGCGGTTGCACACAAGTCTTCTGTGAATATCCAGGCATCAATCGAGTCATCGCAATCAATGCCCCACATGAATATCCGGGGAGCGTTAAAATGCGATATATGAATCCCAAAATCGATTTGCGCCAAGTTGACGCAGCAACCTTGACGACACTTCCCGAGGCTGACTATTACTTTAGTGATATTCAGAACTTGCCAACGAACGTCGCGCTTGAATGGTTCGGGGCCGCCGATGACGAAAGACCAATCGCCATTAAAATTAATCATCTTGACGACAATTTAGCCTTGGCCCTCGGCGAGCGTGCCTGTATTCTGAAACCGCGCCGCAGCAATCGATACTCATCGGAGTTTTATCTCCTGAGTTATGAACACCCGCAGGCAACGACGCTACAACAATTCATCACCAATTGGGCGTTAGCTGTAGGTGATCTTGAAGCGCGTCGAATCCCAAATCCTTACCCAAGTGTCGACAATGAATTAGCTGGACGCGACACCCGAGTTCTTTCGGAGGCTTTTGAAACTATAACCCAAAAACAAAGACAAATACGTAGTGCTGTTCAATTGGCTGACATGCTCAAACGGGCCGGCGTTAATTTCACAATCAGCCAAAACAGACAAATCCTTCATGAAAATGACAAAGGACGCATTGGGCGTTATTGGGAAATCGACCTCGACCTCGGGTCAGTGACTTGCGTTGAAGATCAACCTGGGAAAAAGAAAGCGGAACAAGTCGCTGAAGATGAAGAATTGACGTCAGATGACGATGATCTTGAGGTGGATAATGGTGCCGATGCTGAGCATGATGATTTTGACTACGAAGCCGCCAGACAAGAAAATTTGGTTTTCGAGGCAGCTGGGAGGGCTAATGCTGCTTTTGCCCCCGTTTGTCGCGAGAACTTTTCCGATTTCGAAATAGCTGTGATCGGTCCATTTTTTGAAGAATGCGCAAGATCTCTCGTCATAAGGTGGACGAGCTTACATCCGGTTGCGTTTTCACACTTTTTCGGGTTCGTGCGCGATCGAATGCAAGGCATAAACAACACGGCCGATCTCTACTCGACGTTTATGTTGCTTGGCGCGAAAAGACAACATTTCTTGCTGAGGGTCATACACCACATTTCTCAGAATGCCCTCTTTGTGCGTGTGCCGGGTCTTTGGTTTAAGCTTTTCAGCTTTCTTCGTTGCGCAACACAAGCCGACAACATCACACACGTTATCCTGTCAGCCATTGCAGTCGGTATTGATTTCTACACTGGCCACAACTTCGCTAGCGCCGCGACGCACGCAATCTTTCTTACAGTCGGGTTTTTCGAAAATATCCGCGATTGCAAAATAAAAGATATCCCGGAAGTGGCTAGTATGGGCTATCTTTACACACATGTTTACCATCGCTTAATCCGCAATTTCATACCGGAAATCTTGAGATTTGATTTTTCATCTATCAAAACTAAATACGGCGCCATGGCGAAACAGTTGATTGATTCAGCACGGTTGATTAAGATTGAAGTCGCACCACCAAATTTCAGTAGTGAGGCTGAATTCGGCAAGTGGGTAGAAAGCGTCAACGCTACCATAATGGCAACGGTGGAAGCAAATATGTCAGCGGCAAATATGAATATTCCGTCCACGCCGGCTTTCGCGGGCTTTGAGCCCGTTAATGTAAACAACAAATTAGCTTGCCTTGTCGATTTCAATGGTGCACAGCCCGTCCAACCAATCACATTCGCGTCGCCTCAGCCAGTCCAACCAATAACTTTCGCAAGTGAGCAACCGACGTATTTTAAGGAGCCGCAACACGTGATTGTTGATGAAAATCCAGGTGAAAAGATCTTCGATATTTTAAAAGAACTTGCTGTGTTGGCCGTCAAAGAAGGCGAAACTTCTGCCTGGAAGATAACGAACAACAATAGCGCTCTCGAAGTGACTGGGGGTACGAGCGCGACGACTAGCGACGTGCGTATCATCGCGTGCACAACCCAACTGCCAGTTGATGTCCAAAAGGCCATCAAACAAACAGCCGACGTCACGCTCGTGGGCACGAATTCGAATCCATTCGTGTCAATTTCGACAACAGCAGCAAAGTTACCCGTGCGTTTTGACCAACCAGCCGGTGCTGTGGATGTGCGCGTCACTAACACCCCGCTTCCAGTCACCGGACTTAGTTCAGCGAATGGCGTCTTGCGTTGTGTGGCCAATTTTACGCTGTTGAGATATGAACCATACGGGATCGCCACTTACTTTTGGGGCATTTTTCGCACGAGTGAAAACTACGGCGTGGCTAATGAAACAATTGATGCCGCGTTGCAACGATTGGGTTTCACTGGGTCGGACGGAAAAGCTATCGTTGATTTTACGATGCGCTTCAAAGCAAACCACGTGGGCTTTTCCGATGACAATGCAACACGAAAACCCTATGCGACGATTGAGAGAATGTCTTTCCTATATCAAGGTAGCTCGGATTATGCCAACCCGATCCTAAAAGTCAGTGTCGGACAGATCCCTAAAGACGTATTGAGCCTAGGTGGAAATGGCCCGCTGTCGGTGCTCTGCGCCGGCAACCAAACAACTTTCTACAATCGCAACAATTGCGAGTTGATCGTTGAATGTGAACGACTGTGACTAGATAAAAGCTTTGGGGTTTTAGTAAATAGTAAATCGTTAATAACAATAGTTTCAAAAACAGTGGGTTTGGGTATTAAATTCATAACAAACATGGGACGCAGGACAATCAAACTTGGGAGGAGAAGCAATGCACTTGGCCAGGGACGGGGTCTGCGGTCAGCGTTTAAAGCGAGGGCATTGTTGAATGAAAAGCACACCGCTGTGGTTTCCCTTCCTTTTATTCCGGATTCAAATGACCCGATCGTCGAGGGTTCAACCAACACGATGCAAGCGTTCCGCTTGACGACCGATGACTTGTTTAGCTATGCACCGCGTATTGGTGACGCGCTCAAATACAACAACGCGCGTCTCATAATGTGTATGATTTCTTCAGTGGCATCAGCTAGCTTGTCGACGGTTGGTAATCATGCCGCTTGGGCCCTCTTCGATCAACAATATGCATCCTGGCCTGAAACTGGTTCAACCGCTGAAAATGATGCCGCGATCGAGACCGTGTTGACGGTCATGCAGCAAACGGGACAATTTAAACTAGGTAGTGCGACGACGAGGCTGGAATTCCCCGTATCAATTCCTCGAAACATTAAATCATTCAATTTCCAGGACGTCGAGCCAGTCGCTGAAGGAGATGTTTATGATCCGACGACTGTAATGAAGATCGTTCGCATCTTCCCGAAAGGCGCGCCGCCCGTAACGAACGTCAACATCGAAGTTGAATTTAGTGGTTTGAGCGGCATAAATACGCCCAACGCACCATTCAAGCATCCGGCACAATTTGATGTCTTGTACAACGTCGACAATGTCAACTTAGAATGGATGCGTAAAGCTTTTGATGACCTCGCGAGACCTACACCTTATGATACGCCTAATGACATCAATTGGCGTGATGGTTTATTCATGTTGGCAATCGGCCCGCAGAAACAACTTTATAAATTTGATAACAAGGACGACATTCTAATTAATTCGGGTTGGCAGAAAATATTATTTCCGAATCGTACCGACAGCGGCAAATTGGAGTCACGGCTCAGCCAAGTTTGTTGCGACAAAATCGCCGACCCTCGACTGGCTGATAGTGAATTCTATTACGCGCATGCTCCTAAAGCCAATTGGTTCTTTGATAATACAACCATCGCCGGCGGCATTTATGTTCGTGCCGACAATGCCTTGAGCGTTCACCAACGCGAGGCACGTGAAATTTTAGCAGAAGTTGTGAACGATCATGGAATGAACGTCTATGTCGGTCAGAAGCCGGTTGAAGTGCAGTAAATAGTAAACATTTAATTACGATGAAGGTCACATTTGAAGGTAGCCGCGCAGAGATTCTTGACTTGATTTTCCTTGTTCGACGTCAAAACTTTAACCTGAGAGAAGATGCCCAAAACGTCCCGGCCGATTCGGAACCGCAATGCAAACTCTGCAAGGCGGGGAAATTCTCGAGCTATCGCAACTACGAACAACACCTCAGCAATAAACACAACGCGTCTCTTGACACTATTGGGCCAGTGGACCAAGAAAACAGTGATGAACAAATTAAGGCGCTCGCCGCGCAGCTCCAGCAGATGGTGAACCAACTTGTCGGCAACAAACAATAATTTTCTTTTATTTTCTT